AGATATCGATCGGACATCACGACGTTAATGAGGGTGAGCGTGACTGGTGGTTTGTATTCAGGGCAGACGATGAATATCGTGGCGGTTCAACCGATGCAATTTTCCAAGGGTCGGCCGCCGATGCTCATGCTTTTGTGCCGACAGGTTCCCGCGTAATGGCAAGCATTACCGTATCGATCACTGGAGCGGACGCGGCTGAACGGCTGTTGGCATCATTGCCGGCCGAAATGGCGAAGCAACAGAGAAAGGCACTGCGGAAGATGGGGACGGTCGTTATGAACGCGGCCAGGAAGTTGGTTCCGCAGCCGGGATATCCTGGCGACAAACCGGAATTCAAGCCGCTTCGCGATACCATCGGCGTTGAGGTCAAGGATGGCGAGCAGATATACGCGGTGATTGGCCCGGAGAGACCGGCTGGCGCGCATGGCCACTTGGTGGAATATGGTCACAGGATAGTGAAGCACGATGGCGAGGACACTGGCAAAATGGCGGAACCACATCCATTCATGGAACCCGCGGCCAGGGATACGAGGTCGCAACAGGACGCGATTGCTCGCCAGGCAATTATTGAAATGGACAAAACGGTGAAGAGTCGCAACTGACATGGCCGACATCATCGACGAATTCAAGACGTACCTAAAAACGATCGGGGCGATAACGACCCTGATTGGCACGTCGGCGAACGCCAGGATCTACGACGACATTCCGAAACAGAAAGTACCATTGCCATTTCTTGTCGTCGCCGAGGGTGGCGGCGGGAGTTCGGAGGAGTACATGGGAGGAATCGCCGGGATGGCCGAGGCGGTTCTGCACGTTTATGCGTATGGCGCGACCAGAACCGCGGCCAACGCGTTGGCCGAGGCGGTTCGGCTTGCTCCAGTTCAGGGATATCGCGGGGCAATGGGGTCGACGCAGACACGATGCTTGGCCAGTTCGCACCGCGACAGCGGAGTAGACGAGTCTCGCGATGGAAGTTACGCGCCTCGCTTCTGGTGCAGGCGAATTTTCAGGGTCTTTCATTATGAGGCGACAAGCTAATGGCACTAGACACGGGACTTGGCGTGACGCTAACGGCTATTCCCGGTAGTTGGACCGGGAACCTAGTTGGAGTCGACCTGCATACTTCAACAATTCCGGTTGTCGATGCGTCGCACCTTGGCACGACGACATACCGTGAAAAACTCGTCGGCGACTTGGCCGATCCTGGTCAGGTCACGCTGAGAATGCACTTCCAAGGGACGACTGCCGCGCCAACCATTGGCACGACCGGGACTCTTACAATCACGGATGCCTTGGCCACGGGTGAAAGCACCGCCGCGAATTGGTCGGGGACGGCGATTATTACCAGCGTCAACCACGGATCCAGGGAAATTGACCAGCTTAAGTCGCTGGAGGTTGTCGTGGACTGGGACGGTTACACGGGGCCAACATTCACTGCTGCGACGTAAAGGGCCGATATGGACTTGCCAGTGATGATTGAACTGAGAGACCACGTCGGGGTGAAACCGGATGGATCCGAGGTCGAGTATCCGCAGTGGATCGTCCTGGCTCGCGTGGGCGGTTATTTCGCCGTGCGAAAGGAGGACCGGTTGTATCCGAAGCAGATCGGCTTCCTTCATCGAGACGGTTCCGTGTTGGCTCCGATTAGCGAATGGCATGGCATCGCGGAGCAAGACAAGCCGGTCGTTCTGGCCGAGCTATCTCGTTTTGTTGGCCGCGAGATCACGTGCGCTTACCTGCCAACAATCAAGGAATTGGAGGCCATTGCGTGACTTACCTGGATCGCGGAGGACTTCTATCGCAAAATAAGCGACGTCATCAAGATGTCACGATAGATGGCCATGGAACGATACGCATTCGCAATTTAACGGTCGCGGAAACGAGACTGTTCAAACGCCGGTTCGTTGGCCGGGACGGATCTGTCGACGCGGAATCGGCGGTTCGAGCCGGCGAGTATCTGCTCGCATCCGTTCTCGTGGACGAGCACGGTGATTTGATGTTCACCGCGGCCGACGTCGAAAACGGGCTGTTCGACGAAATGGATGGTCGCTTGCTGTCGATTGCGATCGCGGCGGCACAGAAGTTCACCGGGCTTTCCGAGGACAACGACTATCAGGCCGTGGAGGCCGCCGTAAAAAACTCCGTGAACGGCCAGCCGAACGAAACCGCCTCCGCGTGATCGCGAGGCTCGGCACGCTGGCCGAAGCGATCAGCGAACGCGAACTAGCGGAATACGAGGCTTTATCGTGGCTGGATGATTGGGGCGGTGAAATTCGACACGCTGAATTGTTGGCGGCGATTCATAACCTGGGAATGCACGTTCTGGCGGCTGGTGGGGCCAAGGTCAAAAATACCGATTTCAAGTCCGCGAGTGACTTCCTCGCCAAGGAAACGCCACGGCGAAAAAACATGAAAGCGGAGCAGGTAAAAGCCTTGTCCGCGATGGTGCGAACCAATGGCCATTAGCACGCTCGCCTACAAGATCACGGCCGATACCAGGGGATTCAACACGAACGTCGCGGCGAGTCGTCGCGAGATGAATCTTGCCAAGCGCGTGATGACCGAAACGGAGTCTCCCGCGTCGCGTCTTAGGGCGTCACTCAACTCCCTGGAGGCGATTTACAAGAAGGGCCTAATCACTTCGCGTCAATACGCGGACGCGCAAAAGCGAGTGCGAGCGGAGATCACGGGAACGGTTCCGGGAACGTCCGGCTTGGTCAAGCGTCTTTCTGGCTTCGCCGGCGTTGCAACGCGAATCGTTCCGCAGCTCGCCATCCTAACAAGTGGATTCCTGGCGGTGCGGTCGGCGATACGTTCCGTGTCCACGGCACTAGCCGATATCGATCGTCTTGGCAAAGCCGGACTCAAGCTGGGCATCGATCCAAATGCGTTGCAGGCCTTCGAGGTCGCGGCGAGCCGTGCGGGCATTAGCACCAGCACGCTGGAAACTTCGCTCCAGCGGATGACTCGCAAGATTGGAGATGCACAGCGCGGGACCGGGGAGGCCACCAATGTATTCGAGGCGCTGAATTTGTCCGTTAGTGACTTGGCGGCGTTACAGCCAGATCAACAGTTCCTTGCGATTGCCGACAAGATCGGCGCGATGCGAACGCAAACGGAACGACTATCCGCCACGGTCAAGATATTCGACTCCGAGGGCGCGGCGATGGTGCGAGTTCTTGGACTCGGGGCCGAGGGGTTGGCTCGCACGAGCATCGAGGCCAAGAACATGCTAGGCGTTCTTCGCACCGGGACGGTCGAGGCGTTCAACGACCGGCTTGCCGATGTTGGTTTCACTCTTCGCGGGTTTAGTCGCGGGTTCACGACAAGCATTGTCGAGGCGCTACTGCCGAGTCTGGAGCTGTTCAATAAGCTCGGGCTGTCGCTTGTTTCTCTCGGCAAGGCATTCGGCACGGTGGCGACAATCGTGTTGAGAGTGTTCAATCCAGCGATCGAAGCCCTAACGAAGCTCCTTCCCGATCGATTCGCGCCGGACGTGAGCAAGGAACTGGCTAGGTTTGGTGGCGGCGCGAAGCCTCGCGGGTTCGCGGCGGTCGCGGAAGCGGGGAAGCCCGTGTCCAATGCGGCGATTCTGTCCGGTAGCGTCGAGGCGCAAAAGTTCGAGGAAGCGATCCGCCTTGGTGCGAACCGCAATCGGGAGTTGGAATTGCTTAGGCAGATCGCGAATAACACCAGGCGTGAGCCGATCAGTATTCGAGAGGTTGGCTGATGGCCGTCTCCACCGTCACTAAATACGCCGTGACTGGCGGAATCGACGAGGCGGGACACCGCACATGGAGAGTCGTCTACAAGGTAGTGACGGACACCATCACGGACGATCCGTTCTCGTTCGCGGATCATCCCTTGCTGCCAAGGATTGGAGATTTCTATACGGGCTCGTTCGTGCCTGCCACGTCCCAATCATACTCTGGTGATCCTGGCGCTTGGTGCCAGGGAATGACGTATGACTATTGGGATCGCGACCCGACCGCGAAAATGTGGGCCGTCACGGCGACGTTCTCGACGAAGCCTCAACCGTGTCCAGACTTTGACCTGTCCACGGATCCAACGAACTGGCCATGGCGATTCAATGGGTCGTTCGTGAATACGCTAGTTCCAATCACCACCGATCGGTTTGGCCAACCAGTCACCAACGAGGCTGGCGATTTATTCACCGACGCCACGCGGCCGGAAGCGCATCAAACGCTTGTCATGAGCAGGGTGCACACGAGCTTTTATCCGAACGTCATCGAATCCTACGTGAATGGTTTGAATGACAGGACGTTTTTTGGATTGTCCGCGAGAAAGTGGCGATTCAACGGCGCGCAATATTCATCGATCTGCGTTGGTCGCGAAACATTCTACGACGTCACGTATTCGTTCGAGTCACATCCCAAGGGATGGGATTTTCAGCCGGCGAATATTGGCCCACGATACTGGGACACGAACGGAAACAAGGTTTCGTTTCGCGACGATCACGGGCGCGAATACGGGGATGGCCTTGGCGCGTTGGAAATACACGCGAGCAAACAGGCTGGCGCGAGATCGGCGACGGCATCGCCAATCGTGATTTACTATGACGGGCAGAACGGACTGGATCCATTCGAGATCGAGGGCCAGTATGACTTCGCGTCGGTTCTGTCCATTCCATCAACGTTACCGAGTTAGCAAGAATCATGGCTGATATCACCATCACTGCGGCGAACGTGCGTGGTCCAAGCGAACAGCGGTACGTGAGGACTGGAACGGCCGGCGAGGCCATCACGGCCGGAACTCTCCTGTACCTGAAATCCTCCGATCAGAAATATTGGCTGGCCGACGCGGACGCGAGCGAGGAGGCGGCGACGATCGCGGGAATGGCCCTCACTGGCGCCGACGCGGACGGGCCTGTCGTGTTCGCCGACGGTGGCGACGTTGACATTGGAGGCACGATCGTGAAAGGTCGCGTGTACGTGCTGTCGGATACCGGCGGCGGTTTAATCTGTCCCGAGGCGGATTTGGCGAGCGGTGATTATTGCTCGATTTTCGGCGTTGCAAGCTCGACGTCGAACATCACCATCGATATTAACAACTCCGGGGTAACCGTGTGACCACCATAACAACGCTCAATCCAACGCTCGCGGAGCAGATAAAGGATCTCATTCGACGTGAACGGATGGAGGCTCGCGACCAGCGGATGAAGCAGGCGGCAGCGCGTCAAGGTGGGCTCGACACGTATATTGTCAAGGCGTCCGAGACAATCGCGGCCAGGTCCGGCACGACTCCAGGGAGTGGGCAGGCAACGATTCAGGATTGCGGATCTGGAGCGCTTGCCGACACGTACGGGCAAACACAAACGGCCGTCAGCGTCACGATCCACAATTCAACCGACAGCGCGTTCGCGTCCGGTGATTATCTGATCGTCACGCAGGATAGGATTGCCGGTAAATACTGGGTGGCGACGGATGGATCTGGTGCGTCCGTCGACCCTGGGGTGATCATGGTAAAAAACAACTCAGGCGCGGCGGTCTCGAAATTCAATATTCTCGGAATCGACGATGCCGTCTACAGCGTTGCCACGCAGCTGTCGTCGTATCAAGGATTACCGCCGTCGATGAACGGCGACTACGCGAACGATGGATCTCCTGGGCACTGGGGCCGGTGGTGCGTGCTACAGGAGGACATCGCCAACGGCGCCACGGGACTGGCTCGAATTTCAGGAGTTACGCCGGTCCAGCTAGACACGGACTCGGGGCGGAGTGGCTTGCCATACGCCGACGTCAATTTGCAGAATGACACTACACTGGCCGAGGAAAGCTGGTTTGGCTCGGCGACGATCCTGGACGCGCAGTGGAATACCGGAAACACGGCGCGGTGGGCCATAGTCCTCATGCACGGCTACGTCGAGCCGATCTACAGGGCGACCGCTCAGGGGACGATCGCGAGTGGATCAAGTGGGACGGCACGCATCGTCCACGGTTCATTCACCGGCTCGGCTCGCGACGTCACGGCATACAACACATGGGCCGAGGGCACGCACGATTTCTCGACCAATGATGAACTTCTCATAAAGTTCCACCGCATCAACAATCAGTGGGTGATCGTAAACGGCGAATGCTAGAGATCATTCTACACATGTTGGCGTGCTGGCCGGTGCTAATGCTCGGGCCTCTGTTTGTAATGAGTCCGAGCTGCAACTGCTGCACACCAGCCGAGTGTGCATGGTGCTCGGCTGGCTCATACGGCGGAAAACGCGTGGTAATTTCTGGAATGGCAAACGGGTCTTGTTCGGACTGCGCGAACATGGACGGGACATACATCCTCGCGCACGCGAGTTCACCTGGCTCGACATGCAACTGGAATGATAGCGTCTCGGACACGCTATGCACGAGCGCAACAACCGTTACGGCGATTCTCACTGCGCAAAACACTGGCGCGAATACATACGTCAATTTTCTCATGAATACGGGATTTGGTGTCCACCAATGGCGCCTCGATACGGGAAGTTCAAGCCCCACAAATTGCAGTGGGTGGTCGTCCACCAGCTTGCCGTTCTTATCCACGTCGGCCGGCGGCCAATGTGATTCGACGTCGGCAACGTGCCTGGTGACCAGCCTATGAGATGCCCTTATTGTGGCGTGAAGTGGGGAGCCATCGAAGTATGGCCAGTGCGGTGCTGGTGCGGTTACGTGCAATACGACGACACGGGAAAGGGCGAGCTGCGGGCCGGTGGGCGAGGATGCGGACCGCTCTGCTTCGGCGACTGGGCCGCATTCGCGATCGAGCGAACCGGGCTCTTCTTGCTCGCCAAGCGTCGCGGCTGGATCAGTCCAGGCAGTGGTGGCAAGTGCGCCTCATGCTTCGTGCGACAGAGAAAGCTGAATCAGCTCGGTGCTTGGATGTGGCGAAACCTGCGGTTGTGGTGACTAGACCGTGTCGCGCATCACGGCCGCGACGTGCAGGCACGCGAAAAACGTGTGTCCGAGGCAACTTTGCATTTTGTGATCTCCTCTATTTCAGCCTCCGAATCAACATTACCACCGCCTGCGAGCGGTTTACTTTCTTCTTCCTGGCGAACGCGTCGAGTCGCCGCTTGTCCTCCTCGTCCATCGATACGGCGATTCGAGTTAGCTCGTCGTACATCCGTGGCCGGCCGGAATTCGGCCGGGCTCCTCCGCGAGTTGATTTCATGCCGTGTCTCCCGGAATCCTATTCATCATCGTCCCAATCTCCGCCCCAGCCCTCATCAACCGTGCCATCTGGGCGCACCGTCAGCCGCTCATCGTCGTCGGATAAATACACCGATTCACCCAGGTCTCTGGCGATATTGCGAGCCGCGACAAGAGCCTCATCACATACGGAGGATGATTGCAACCCAACCGTCAATTCGTTGCCGTCAGAGTTGTATATTTCAGCCACCTTCGTGTCTCCTTGTAAAACCCCCGTTCCAGCAACGATGCCAGGGGCGGGGCGTGGTTGTGACTAGCCATGGTATCCGGTCGTGCCCAGATAATTGCGGAACTCTCGGCGGATATCATCGTCCGACATGGTCTCCCAGTCGTCGACCACGATACATCCCTGGGGGTCGAGCAGCACGACGCGCCCATGACGGTCCACGTCATATTCCAGTGCTGGTCCGCCGCAGTCGAACTCCCCGATCCGCATTGTTTGAGAATGTCGTTCGCGCGGTCACAGAATTCACGTTGGGTTTCTAGCATGGTCATTGTCGTGTCTCCCTGTCGTGTTTAGTTGTCCTCGCCTCACTGATTACATAATACCAAACCATATCGGCCGTGCAATACCATCCGCGTAAATTTTTCCGAAAAAGTTCTTGGCACGCGGAAAACCGCCGAAAACAATTCTCGAAAAACTTTCGGAATTGGGTTTGACAGCGCCGTGAACTCAGGTTAAATTTCGCGAGTCGTGAGGACAACGCAACACCGAAATCAAGCCCGTCGCGACCATCTGCCCTGTTGTCCTCACACAATTCTGGGACGGTCGCGGCGGGTTTTTTTGGACACCAATGAGCACTTGCCGAATCTGCCGAGACATTGGACGCGAGACGTCGGCGACGTGGCGGTGCTCCGACGACGAGTTGCGAATGCTGTGCGATTGGCACGCGGCGGTGGCGTGGGCGAATGATTTCACGTTGCACTCGCTGGACGACGGGCGACTGATGGGCGAGGTGGAATCGAGGTCTATTAGGGCCGCGCTGTATAGCGAGCAGGAGCCGCGACAAGACGCCGCCAATTAGGACGTTGCCTCGGCGTCGTGGAAACGGCGGCCGAGGGTTTTTGAAAATGGAGAACAACATGGACGTGATTTACTGTGACGACTGCGAGCTGGAGGCCGCGTACACGATGATCGACGGCACGCACTTGTGCCAGCACTGCCACGGAGGGAATCGTGAAGAAGAAACCAGGGATCAAACCAATCCGACTCGTCCGCTGTGACGAGTGCGGACTGGAACGTGATGAGGCGTTCATTGTGGAAACCAGGATCGACGAGCTGACCACGAGGATTTGCCATGATTGCGATGAAGCCACCCAGTCGAGGAGCATTCACGAGGACTTTTCCGCGTACCGTGCGGTTCCGTCGCGCGACTATCGAGCCGACCGAGGAAGCAAGCACTGAATTCGATGAGCCGTGGTGGCTGGGTCCGAGCTGCATCGCGATCGCGGCCGGACTGGCGGGGTTCTGGTGCTGCGTGTGTTACGCGATCGCGAGGTGGTTGTGATGATCGGCCGCGAACACTGCTCCCAGCGAGAGTTCGACGAGCGACAGGACAGGGAGATGGACAGTGATGCGCTGGTGGAACGGATGGATAGAATGACTCCGCCACTTCCAGGGACACGAGAGAATAATCATGAAAGCGATCACGATCCTGAAACTGCCGCTCGCGCCAACGACGGAGCAGCTAGAAAGTCTTGATGCAGTGGCCAGGGCGTGCAGGAAGTCGCGGAATTCGGCCGTGGAGAACTGGCTCCTGCGAGAGCGCGGGCTTCCGCTGAGCGCCAGGCAGGCGACACCGCCCCAGCCACGCCACGTACGGAATCGCATCACGGGACAAACTGAAATGAGGGCTCGCGAGACGAGCAGCGAAAGCACGAAATTGTATCACGCGATGACCGCAGCCGTCCCCAAACTAGATACCTCTCTCGTTTCGTCACTGGCGTCGGAGATCAATTCGCACCTGCGGGCACAGGTCGACTGGAGGAAGCGCAATGGCCAGAAGAGGACGCGCGCCGATGACATCCTTGACTACGAACAACGGCCGCCATTCTCGCAGGCCATGCGCGTGCCGGTCGTTAGCAGGAAAGCTTGCTTTACTTATGGACCACAAACCACGTTGTCGGTGCGGTTTCTCAGGTCGGGCCACGGAGACGTAGAAACATTCGCGATTCCAACCGAGAGACTGGGGACAAGGATTAAACGCAAGCTGCTTGATATTGCCAACGGTGATCGCAAACTCCGTGATTCATATTTTCACTATCGGCCCGAGAGGAATCGGTGGTATTGGTACTTGCCGGTCGAAGAGGATGTCGCGCAACCGCTAGACGCGACAATCATTTTGGAATTGCGACCATCGGTTGATGTCGCCGATCGTCCATTTCAAATCGGTCGGAGATATGTCGGCGATGGCAGATATCTACAGTCGCAGCTATCGAGAATCTTGACAGCCGAAAAGGAAATCGGCATGAGCTATCGCGACCGCAGAACCGGCGCCGGGCATGGACGAAAAAAACGCGACAAGGCAATCGCCATCAAGCGACTTCAAAGACGGCACAGGATGGATGAGTTCAGACGGAAATTGATCGTCGACATTGTCAGGACATGCGAGAGGAACAACGCCGGGAGGATTCTCTATCGCGAGCCATCGCTTCCGGTGCGAAAGCGATGCTGGTTTGCGCTCGTTGGAATCGATTTCGACTGGACTAGATTTCTGAGCGATCTGAAAAATGCGGCGACGAGGGCTGGCATTGAAATTGACAAGAGGCAATGGAAGTGGAAGGAAGCGTTTCCATCGGAGGAAGAACCCACCGAGCAGTTGCTCCAGGAGCCGTGCGTGGCGAATTCGTAGGGGGCCTCGCCGCCCCAATGGCGAGCAGCCAACGACCCCAACGTGGTCGCTGGAACTCTC